TTTCTTGCTTTTTTTCAAACTGTTTTTTTTGTAATACCTGTTGTTTATAAACAGGATTACTGGTGTCAATAAACTTACCACCTGATTGTTCATATTTTGTATGAACCCAGTGACTTGCAGCAGGATTTGGGTAGGTGGAAAACTTTGCTTTTGCTTGAGCAATAATCATTGCCCAAAGTTTTTCATTAGCAGGTTTTTCAGCCACTTTAAAATCCTTTACACCTTTAATCCCCCCAAGCATATACCTTGGGGGGCTAAAGTTCTATTAGGTAATTAGTCGTTTACTACGGTTGGGGCAACACGTTGTGTGCGTCCACCAGAGCGAGCAACAACTTCAACCTTTTGTTCTGCATAGTCGGTAAATGAACCGTGAGAGAACTCGGACAAGAATGTTGGAGCCTCTGTCCATGCAGCAGAGCCTACGTGAGCACGTTCGCTCATTGTTTCGGCTGCAGTCTTTGTATGAACTGGTGCATTGCGATTTGGACGACCTGCAGCAGCAGCGTATCCATTCATAATGCCTGTTTGGAAATCGTTTGGCACATCAGTGTCAGTTGCGATTCCTTCTTCGAAGCGTAGCGGTCCACGACGAGTTGCGTTTCCTGCTGCTTTCATCTCATATACATGAGTACCCTTTTCAGGGAATTGAGGGTTTGGTCCTAGCGTCATTAATGACTCCTAAACTGTTTGTTGGGAACGGCCTATTCCTGGTATGAGTTTGACGGATAACTTACATTTCGTACCGTTTAACTCATATCTAATTGTTACCGAAGAATGGGCTACTTGACAGCACAACCTCAGGCATAACTAAATCTTTTGTTAAAGAACAGGCAATAGAAAGCGAATCTACGTAGTCATCATGGGCATAAGACTCGTCTGGAGCCGCAACTAGGAAGTTAGGGCCCTTGTACTGGACTTCGGCATCAACCATCTGTTGGTAGAACCTTTTCCAGGTTCGAAGCCTTCTAGTCTTGGCATGTGCTGGAAATCCAATCATTCGTCTTTGAATTAAGGCTTGAAGGTGTTTCCAACGCTGTGACTGCTCTGTTGGACTAGATGTAATTGAAGCAACTTCTGCTCTAGGTAAAAGAAGTTTTAAACGTTGAGCAACAGCATCTCCAACACCGTTTGCGTCAACACCGACTGCTAGTACATCGTAGTTGCTTAAAAAGTTTACAATTTGGAAATACTGTTCTTCCCAGTCATCTCCTTGAATTTCAAGCCAATTTAAAACTCTATGTTCAAAATACCCAAATTCATCTGGCCTATCCCAGTCCACCCACACAACAGTTACAACAGTGGAGTCCAATTTACGAGCAGGGTCAATTCCTACAACTACAGGAGTTTTGTGCCAAACCTTTACAATCTCTTGAGAAGTATCGCCAAGTTCATCCATTACTCCAGATGTAACAAACATTCCTCGCTCTAAGAGCCATTTACAACAATATGACATTTGGAATTCATCAGAGTCTTCGCCAATACGAAGCATTTCTTTTTTAATGAACTTTTGATAATTTTCGTTGTACTTAGAGACTTCTCGATAATCCCACTGGTAATGGTTCTGTCGTGAACCTCTAGTAGTTTGTCTACGTTTGTTTAATTGAATGGCTCTGTAAAAATTGTTTTTACTTGTAGTTGGAGTGCCTGTTTTAACCATAGTTCCTGCATAGTAAGCAAGCATAGGGCTAATAGATTTTGATACAACAAAGTCATCTGCCTCCTGACACTCGTCAATAACAACTAAATGGAAAGATTTAGATTCAATTTTTGCACGTGGGTTAGCAGTCATCATTGTAATGGTTGAGCCTGATTTCTTTAATTTAATCATTCGTGTAACACCGCCAATACGTGCAGCAGAGTCATCAATTTCAGGGTCACCTAAAACTTCTAAAGCACGTTCAGAAGTTAAACGAGTAACTGTTCTTCCAAATAAAGTTTCTGCCTGTCCTTCAGTTGGAGCAAACAATCCAACCCATAACCCATCTTTAAACTTACCAAGTAAGTCTGGATACAGTTTTGCAAGACGAGGTAAAAGAATCATTAATGTTGCAACAGTGTCTGCAACAGTTTCTGATTTACCTGACTGACGTGCAGCAAGTGCAGTTATTTCTTCACCGTCATTAATTATTACAGACTCAATAATTCGACGTGCTAAAGGTTTTTGATATGGGTGTAAGTCATGTCCAACTAACACTTTTAAAAAGTCAAGAATTTTATCAATCAGTTTTTCAACAAACTGTTGCGATAGTTCATCTAACTCATCTTCTTCAAGAGGAAGGTCTGTTTCTTCGTCGTCTGAAGCATACAGTTCGGGAGTAATTTCCTCGAACTGTTCATCATCAAAATCAATAGGTTTCATAGTGCCTTAAACAGGAAAGCCCACCAATGGTGGGCTGCCCGCGTCTGAGAGAGGGAGACAACATAAGCATAACATAACTCTAAGAACGACGTTTAAGTTCTTGAACTATTTCGTAAAGTGCTTCTGCACCTAGTTCTACTTCAGTTAAAAGAGCCTTATCGTTACTTTTAATCCAGTAGGTTAAATCTCGTCCAATTACAAATAAAGCGTTTTCAGACCAAGAGACTAACTCTGGGGTAGGTAATTTATGTATCCTTTTCTGAATTTTCGTCTGGGGGTGGTAGCCATCCTGCTTCTTCCGTAAAATCATCATAAGTTACATCTCTCCGTAATAGTGCCGAATTTAATGCGTCTTCTTCTTCTTTAGTTCCTTGCCACTTACCTAATACTAGAACGTATTTAAAGGGAAGTCTAATCATTAAAGGGGAAGCAAATCTATAGGGAGGCTCAATTTCTTGAGTCCAACCCTTTACTTTTATTTTGTTACCCCATTGAAGTGGTTGATAGATTATTTGTGCAAAGACGTGTGGTCCGAGTTTGTGTACCTTTGGCATGAGTTACCGTTTCTTTTTATTACCCTTGCTTGACTTTAATGCAGTTGTTTTAGGTTTGCTTGCTTTTGTGGCGGGTTTACGTTTACCTGTGTACTTTTCATCAGGAATAAGTCCTTGATGACCCTTAAAGAATATCTGATTTGTACGGACAATGCGATAGAGGGTTTCACGAGCATAGTAAGGCATCTTACCCATATCGGCGTAGCCTCTTGGTTTTGAATCTAAATACTGAATAATAAATCGGCCTTTAGAAGTTACCGACTTAAACCGAGTCCACTCTGAAGGACTAACTTCGTAATAGTTGTAAAACAATCCGTCTCTAAAAACAACGGTTAAAGTCTGACGGTCTTTGTCATAACCAGCAGCAACTGTGCGTGGTCTTTGATAATTGGTTGTAGAAGTTGGTAATACTGAAATAGGGGCTGGAGCATCGTAACCATCACGGTCTTCATCAGCATAATTTGGGTAGTAATAAGGGTCGTAGTACGTTCCCGCCGTTACGTCGTCCTCTAAATCCTCGTACTCATCATCATCTTCAAAGATGGCTAACGCATCATAAAAGTCTGTGCCAACGGCTACTGGAAGGCTTTGGAACGGATTAATCCGTTTTCCTCTAACATCTCCCAGTAGCCGTGACACAGCACGAGTTTCCTTCTCGCTAATACCATAGTACTCACGAGTTGGGTCAAGCATTGCAGACAACTCTTCTGCAGATGGACCGACAGAACGTGCTGTTCTTCGTCCTCCGCTACCAGAGTTCGCTGCCCTTGCCATTAATTATTCCTTAATTAGGAGGCTGTTGCCCAAGGAGTAATTGTTACTGCTGCACCTGGTGCAGTGTTGTTTGCACCTGCTGCAACAGATTGTGTCTTGATGGTTCCAGCAAGACCAGCAAGTGTTCCTGTTGCGTTGATACCAGTGGTATCAGCAACTGTAAATCCTGTGCCTGAGATTGTAATGTTTCCAGAAGCACTAGCAGTTACTGTCCAAGAGCCAACTAGGGCTGCTGGTACGGCAACTGGTGATGATGCTGCTGCAGTTCCTGCAAAGATTTGAACCTTTGTGCCAACTGGGTAGTTGGTGTTTGCACTTGTTGCATAAACTACCGCAACTGTTGCACTTGTTGCATTGATGCGTGTGATGTCAGTCTTAGCGTTTGCTGCTGCTGATGCAGTTGTTACTGTCAATGAAGCATCCTTCATTGCATCTTCTGCAAGTGCTGTTGTAAAGCCACGAACTTCAGGTACAAGTACGTAATTAGTTGCTCCGACTACATCCTCACCAGCAGAGTTTGCTGTGAATTGTGGGTATCCGCCCCATCCTGAAAGAGCGATGATGTGGTTATCAAGTGCTGGGTCTAAACGACCTGCCGTTGTATCTGGGCGAGCGTCATTTGGTTGAATAGGGAAGTTACCCCATACAAAATCAA